CGAGCTTCTTGATTTCGAGATTGAGAGCCTCGACATTTGCGAGCTCAACCTCGGAGACATCGCGTAGCTCATCGGCTGCACGATTGATGATCGCTTCGACCATCGATGTCTTGCTCTCTCGCTTTTCGCGAAGAGAATCAAGGAAGGCGTTTGCCATTGTTTTCTCCATTTTCGGAAGGGTTGATTGATTGACGAGATGGTGCCGATCGCCAATCTGAGCAAGGTGTCGCAATAGCGAGGTGTTGCTCAACGTGTCGGGGTGATCTCCAACGTGCCTATTCTATATCTTTTTTCTTGATCGAGAGCAAGATCTCTCTTGCCTTCTCAATCCGTGTTTCATCTATTTCTTGACGCTCTTCGCCATATTCGGCGATGTTGATGGCCGTCAATTGGTCTTGAGCCTGAGCCTCTGTTCGATGACAGCCCATAAGTTCGCGACCATCATCCTTGATGACAGCAAAGCCGTCACATTCGGGATGGTCATTGACGATGGAGTACGGCATTACTTTCTCAACTTTGCCAAGATCTCTTTGGCTGCATCAAGACGTGGAGTCGATGCCCGATCTTCGGCTCTTGTGCCTGTGACCATGGCAAAGTCTCCATAAGCTCCAAAGGTCACAAGCGAGACTTCGGCAAGATGTGCCTTGATGCGCTCGATGACGCCATCTGGACGCTTGCGATTCTTGAGAGGCATAAAGCCGATGGAGAGCTGATCGAGTGCTCCATCTTTGATAAGTTCAAGCGCTTCATCACCTTCGCGAGTCTTGCTGATCTTGAACTCCGCATAAAGACCCTTATCGGTCTCACGAAGCAAAGTCGCACGGCCTAGCGGATAGGCCTTGGCATCATGTCCACGAAGCAACTTGACCCGGTGCGGCGCTCGCACGACATCGGCAAAGGCGCCTTGACGAAAGACCTCGGTGGTATCGCTAGTGACTCTCATTTCCACATCGTAAGGAACAGCGATGCCATAGATTGTCCGGCCATCACCTTCTGCTCGATGTTGGAGATCTGCGCTAAGGGTACGACTCTCAAAGGTCTGCATCGGTGCCTCCACCTATTTCTCCGGGCTGTTGCTCTGAGTCCTCTAAGTCCTCATCAACTTCATCTTCTTCTTCATAGTCCTCAACCTCTTCGGGCATGGGTTTCATATCCTCATACTCGCGAATTTCATTGACGGTCAAGAATCCGGCCTCCAACGCGATTTTGTGCGCCTGATAACGGCTCAAAGTATCGGTGCGAAGAAGTGAGTCATAGTTGAATTTCGCATATTGACCACGCACCAAGAGATCGCTCATGGCTTGCTCGATGCGCTCTGCGATCGGTTGGATAGACCAACGAACAAGTTGGAGATTCTCTTGCTCAACGTTTGCATAGGTACGGCTGCTATTCGGTGCGCCTAGGTAATAAGCTGGCAGACCGAGGATGTTCGCCGCTTCTACTAGCGATTGCTGTTGCGCTTCGATGAGTTGGCTCTCTTGTGCGTTGCTTGAGATAACTTCAAAGTCCGTGCTCGAATTCAAGACGGCAGGCTGTCGGTTGCGAGCGCTATACATAGCCATCCATGCAGCCTTGAGCGCATCCGCTTCATCTTGGCTTAGATCCGGGTTAGATGACTTGATGACAGCCGATGGCAAGACTCCACCATCAAAGTAACGAGCCGCGTATTCATTGATTGCAATTCCCTTACCGAGTGCTTGTCTTTGCACGGCAAGGATGCCTTCACCGACGAGAGCACCGGGCAGAGTGAAATTCTTGATATGAAAGATCTCTGACTTGTCGTAAGTCTTGTCATCGATGCGATAGGTAACTCGACCATCATCTTCTCGATTGACGTGAACGCGATTGACTTCGACCGGATAGAAGAAGTCTGGCAGACCGTTTGCTCCGGGTTCACCAAGGACAGCGATGTAATTTCCATGAACGAGAAGTGATGCGGCCATCGCTGCATACGTTTCCATGCGTGTCTCGGTAGGAACCGGACGCTCAAGAATCTTTGGAGATGGATCTACGAGTTCGCCTTTGCGATAGGCATGAATGGGAAGAGCACCGATAGCGTCTGAGATAAGTGTGACGCCTCGCCAGATTGCAGGGATACCAAGCGCTGTCTTGTCATCGACGTAAGTTCCAGACCATGATCCTTGAAAGAAACGACCGACACGGCCAAGCGAATCGACATAACCCGAAGATGTATAAACTGTGTTCGGTTGTATCTGGCGCTTGAGTAATCGACCTAGCATTAGTTAGCTCTCCGTTCGAGCGCGATACCAAAGAGAAGAAGAAGAATCCCCGCTAATGATATACCAAAGATCGGCGATACCATCGTTGCGGCAACGGTTAGAGTGATTGCACCGACGACTTGGACGATGCTTGCGATGTTCTTTCTCATTAGAAGATCTGACTCCTTACGACCGGCTTCTCTTCCGGTTCATTGACGAGACCGTACCGGGCAAGAGTGACGGCCACTAGCGGCGTGATATTGGTAGTGCTCTGGCGATTCCAAGCCCAAGAATCTCCAAGCGGTCTCTTGCTTGACCCGATGATGGCGTCCCTGAGATTAGGGTCGTCCAAGTGGCAGATCGTGCGCTCTTGCACGGCATCGTAGAAGCTTCCGCAAGCGCGAGCGTAGTCTCGAAGGCCAATGGCGATCACCTTGACTCCGGAATTCTCTAACTGTCCGATAATCGATCCGGCCGGAGATCCGCTATCGATGACAACGGGCGCTTTCCACTTCTTCGCAATTTCGATCAAACGTGGCACTAGCCATCCAACGCCGTCCCTAGCCTCGACGACTTCCACCGGAGTCATACCAGAGACCAATGACGAGACTCCAATGGAGGCTCGATCGCGTTCACGCGATATATCGACTCCAAGCACCATGCGATTACTGACGATAACATCGGTGCGAGCGAGGCTATCCCAGAGCTCGGTGGCCACGACTTGTGCGGCTTCGCTTGAGATCCAGACGTTGAGCCACTCTTTCATGAATATATCCGGGCTATTGGTCAGAGCCGCTTCTCGGACAGCTTCGAGCAAGACACCATGGCTTTCGCCTAGCGACGGAATAGCCTGACGCCAGACAGCCTCATCCATGTAATCAAACTTATCCTCGGCCGGAGCCCATTCGAACCATGCCAAAGGGTTATTGGCATCTTGAACTCCCGTGTGGCCAATGTTGCGGTAATGCTGCAAAAGCTCTGATTCTCCGGGTATCCCGGCGTTCGACAGAAGCCAAAGCTGACCATTCTTTCGCGTCGCAAGCGTCGGTTGAAGCGCGGCCACTAGCGACAAGGGATGAGTCAGAGCCTCATCAATGACCATGAGATTCAAACTCATTCCGCGAGCTCCCTTATCGTTGGGAGTGACGATTGAATACATCGATCCATTCTTCATATAGAGTCGCTCGGAGCCGTTATTACGGCTCACCTTACGAATATACTTGGCCAAAGCCGGGGAGGATTCCAGCGAGTGAATGTGCTCTTCCCATTTGAGTTTCGCCATATTTCGATCTTGTGCGGTGTAGGCGACGTGTCGGTTTGGCTGGAGCAATTCATACGCGATTCTGGTCTCGATCAATTTGCTTTTGCCAGATTGACGACCTACGGCGCACCCGACCGTTCGGTATCGATAACCGTCACCCTTGCGTTCGAGGCCGACGTTTGCGACCAAGCGCTGCCATGCAAAGAGTTCGAACCCCATCAACCGGGCTACCTTTGCAAGCCTCTCACCGTCGCTTTCATACGCATAGTCTCTCGGCGTACTCCAACGCGGAGCGCACAAGAGTTCACGCTCGTGGGTTTCTAAGTCCATAGTGCGGTGATGTCATCCTCTGGATTGCCAAGCGAGTCCCAGATTTCGCGTATCTCTTTTGAAATGCCGGGTATCGTCGGGATGTATTGACCGGTTGCCTCGATCTCATCCCAAGCGCGAGCAAGGCCTTTGAGCATCTCGGCCTTGACCGGATCGACTTGGCGCTTCTTGATCGCTCGCTTCATTACTTGAAGATGCTTGCCTACCGGTTTCTTACCACTTACGGCTTCGCTTTCCGGCTTTGCGTTTCTCGTTGCCATATCTAGCCCCTCTCGAATAGTTGCACTTTGCACATGATGGTAATAGCCTGCCGACCCAAAGCTCCGGTGAAGGGAAGGCGGCAAGCGGTGGATCATGGTCTAATGTCGTCGCCAACTCCAATTTGCACCAATGGCATTGGGGGAACTGCCCCAAAATCAATTTTCGAAGCTTCTTGTAATTCTTTCCGTATTTCCTCCAATTACTCGACATTCTCGTCAAATCTGTCTAAGTTCTTTTTTATCGTTCGCCGGGAGAGAGAAAAAACATGGAGGGCGGCGTATCCGTGCCATTTCCACCGGTAAAAAACGCATTTCGCATTAACTTTGACCGCTAATTAGCAAATAGATCGAGCCGGTGTTGGCATCGGTCACTCCCCAAAGCTCATCGCCTTCAAAGAGCGTGATCCTGAACTCGTCTCCATTGTCCACGATAAAGCCGTTGCTCGCTGTGACGCCAGCGCTGCCACCCAGAAAGAACTGATGCTTGGCGTGTATCCAGACATCCTGCCTTACATTGTCTGGCCCTACCAATTGCTGAGGTGAGGTCGTGATCGTAAGTTGCTTAGCTTGAACTGCCATCGTCTACTTCTTTCTCGGTTGAATGGTGGCGCGGTAGGTTGAACCGCCGGAAGTCTGTGTGATGATCCTTGGTCAGCCAATAGCGGCGTTCATGTGCTAACTGTACTCCGGTATGCGCAAAGATCTTGAAGCCAAAGCTCTTGGCACGGAGGCTGAATAACAGATCCTCACCGACCCATTGGCCTCCTAATGGCATGTCTTGGAAGAAGCCCCAATTCTTTTGCTGATGTACCGGGTCGGCCTTATCCCGGAATTTCTGGATGACCGACCTATGGATGAGCAAACATCCGGTACCGGCAGCATCAATCTCGATAACGGAATCTTCCTCGTAGTCATGCACCGAGTAGAGACCGCCATTCTCAGCCGTCCGGAAGATGCAAGGGACAGGCTCCGGGTAAATGGCGCCTTCGACTTCCCATGCTCCATGCACCACGCCGGAAAGGATCGGAACCGTCTTGCGATCTGCCGCTTTGACGAGCTTCTGAAAGCCCTCGATCGTCAGCATCTCATCGGTATCGATCATGAGTAGCCAATCGTCCTTGGTCTTGTCCAAGAAGGTTGAGCAGATCTGATTACGAAGCCGTGAGATCACGCCTGACCCTTGCAGGCTAATAAACTGCCCTAATTGACGTTGAGATCTGGCGATGTCCAAGATCGACGTCATAAAGTTGGTCGAGACGTGTCCCGGTGAACAGATCCCAATTGTTATCTTCTCGCTGTCGTACATGTGTCCCCTAGTGGTAGTTGTTGCGCTTGAAGAAACGGTAGGCCTTGCATGGCGTACCGTATCGATTCTCGATGTATTTGATGCCCCATTCGACTTGCTGGAACCCATTGGCCGTGGCCAGCCAAGCGGATCGGCCTTGAGGGATGCCATGGTGCGAACCTAGCCTCGCCTTAGGATCCCAACGAGACTCTTTCTCATAGAGGCGAACCAAGCAATCGAATTGATTGAAGTCTTTGAGGATGTTATAGGCGTGTAGTTTGTAATTCATCTCATGATGCTTCCAAGCAGCGGCGTTATATGGCAATTGAAACGCTGAAAGAAGCGCGAAAGCGATTATGAATAGAACTCGCCCCAGAGATCCGCGTCGCTGTCTCCGAGTGTCTTTCAGCTCGGAGAGCGATCGGATCGTACCGATCGTGTCAAATCTATTCATAAAACCGCAGGTCAGAAGGCGTGTCGCATTTTGCATAATTTCTCCAATGCGTAAAAGGCTTGTTGAGGAACTACACCATTTCCAAGAAGTTTGAACTGTTGAGCGCGGCTGATGGGTAGGTCGGTTACCCATCCTTCCGGTAATCCCATCATGTATTCGACGAAACGAGTATTTAGCTTTCCATCGACCAATGGATCCGGTATGGCTTGCATTGACAACTCAGATCGTGACGCAAATCGCCTCCCC